TTCATATGGGCCACGGCGATCTGTGGTATATAGATGCAAGGAAACCTCATAAGGCAGTGAATAGAGGAGATACTGTAAGAACACATATGGTTGTAGATGTTGAGGCTAATGATGATGTAAGAGCTTTAATATGCTAACACCGGTAGAAAATCATCATGATATTTGGTATAAGCGTGATGATTTGTATTGTCCGTGGGGTGATGTGAATGGTGGTAAGGTAAGACAGGCAGAGGCATTATTTGAGACAGAAGAAGTACAATCTAGTTCAGGTGTGATTGCATCTGTGTCTGTACATTCACCTACAGGTCCAGTTATCAGTAGAGTGGCAGAAGAATATGGTAAGTATTGTACTATAGCTATAGGTGGAACTACAGAAGAACGATTAGACAAACTTCCAATGATGAAGTTGACTAAACATTTTGGAGCTGATGTTAAAATAGTTGCAGGACATGGTATGAAGAATGCTATTAATGCAAGAGTGAATGAGATTTGTGAGGAGACAGGTTATCATAATATAGATTATAGTAAACACATTTATCAGAATAGAGATTTGATGTTTAATACTAATGGAGAACAAGTAGTAAATATTCCAGATGATTTAGATGTATTGGTGATGTCTCTTGGTGTTGGTATTCAGTTTGCCTGTGTACTGAAAGGATTGAAACTATTTAATAAGAAAGTAAAAAGAATTATTGGTGTGCAAATTGGACCTGATAGACGAAAACTGATAGATGGTTATCTGAATCAGAATCCATTGACGGAACCAAGATTTGATTTAGAGTATGAGTTATATCAACACAAGTCAGCATATTCTAAATCAGTTAAACAAAAAGTAGGTGGATTTTATTTAGATGATATCTACGAAGCAAAGGCACATCAATGGATGTTAGAAAATATAAATAGTAATCAAAAAATATTATTTTGGTGCGTGGGTAGGAGATTATTGAGTGATGAAGTGGAATCAATTTGTTCACGGTGATTGTTATAATGTGCTGGCCGAAATAGATCCTGGGTCTGTAGATTTAGTTTTTACTAGTCCACCAGATATTTCACAGACAGAGTATGACAAAGACATACAAAGTTACCAGGAGTTTCAGCAAAAGGCTTGTAGAGAATTTTCAAGAATAACAAAAGATGATGGGTTTGTGTTGATTGCTCAGACTGATAGAAAAATTAATGGAGAAATATTAACCAATCATATAACATATTATCAGAGTATGGTTGAATTGGGTTGGAAACTCAAAGACTATAAGATAGTAGTTAGAAATCATCCCGTAGAAAAACGTGATATGTATACGTTCAACTACCAACACTGTTTGATATTCACCCGAACAGGTACCATCAAGCGGTCTGGCGATTTTCTAAAAGGTATTATGGTTTATGATACACAGAAAATGAAAGGGTTTAGTGGACCTTTACAGTTGCATATCTGGAATGAAAATTTTATTGAGTTGATGCTTGAGTATCTAACAAAAGAAAATGATAAGGTGCTAGATCCCTTTGCAGGTTCAGGTGTTGTTCCGTATGTTGCAAAGGGAATGAACAGACAGTATCTTGGATGTGAAATTAATGAAGATGTATATAATGCATCAGTTATGAATACGGCGATAGTATGAAAAACGAACAACCGTATCAATTAAAACATTACCTTAATGCTATCAATCATCAGAAAATTGATCTGATGGATAGTGAAGATGAATTTTGGGAAAAAAGATATCCTACCTTTATAGTGAATAAAGCATTATCATCTTTTCCTGATTGTATTTTGTTTGTTAATGAAATGAATAAGATGCACCACCTAGATAAACGATTGCAATTTCAGTTTTTTCTAAATAGTATAAGATCAAAAAAGAGATTCAGTAAATGGCTCAGGTCTAGCAAGATTAAAAATCTTGAATATGTAAAAGAATACTATGGTTATAGTAATGAAAAGGCTCGACAGGCACTTGACATACTAAATGATGAACAGCTTGAAAAAATAAAAATAACAATTGATCGAGGTGGAAAACATGGAAGAAGTTGACTGGGATCCTGGCTTAATGCTAGAGATCAAATTGGGTGAACCTGATGATTTCTTAAAAATTCGTGAAACTCTTTCCCGCATAGGTGTTGCTTCTAGAAAAGAACGTAAGTTATATCAATCATGTCACATCCTACATAAACAAGGAAGATATTATATAGTTCATTTTAAGGAACTATTTGCTTTAGATGGTAAGATAACAAATTTATCACAGAATGATATTGAAAGACGAAATACTATAGCGGGGCTGTTAGAAGATTGGAATTTAGTAGAAATTTTAGGATTATCAGAACCTAAAGCTCCATTATCACAAATAAAAATAATTTCATATAAAGAAAAAGAAGAATGGATTTTAGAAACAAAATATAATATTGGAAAAAAACGGGAAAATTAGATTATGATTAAATTGATTAGAATGAGATCAGGTGAAGATGTAGTGGGTGAAGTAACAAAAGAAAACGAAGAATTTATTGACATAAAAGATCCTGCGACACTCATGCCCATGTCTGGTGGAGCTAATAATGCTGTCCAGATGGGCATGGTACCGTGGCAACCTTTTAGTAAGAGTAAAGAATTTTCTGTACCAAGAAGTTGGGTTGTAACTGTATCAGAACCAGCTGATGATCTAGAAGATAATTACCGTAGAGTTTACGGTTCAGGTATAGGTGTTCCCCCTAAAAAATTATTACTATCATAAATAGTAGTATGAGCAAGTCCTTCCAAATGGTTCGTAATGCCAGAAAGACTCTGGTTGAACAAAAACAAGAATCTAAAAAATCAGATCCATATAAGGTGATTGTTGTTTCTGAGGCTGGAGATGGACCTCATGCTCCTACTTCAAAAAACCAGGAGTATTTTCGTACAGCTAGAAGGGTTTTAGAGGAGTGTAAAAAACAAAAAATTGAATGCTATATACTTTCTATAGATGGGGCTTATTTTAAATCTATTGAAAATGTACATAGAGTTCATAATAAAGATGATCCTAAAGGATTTGTAGTAGATACTAATACTATAGTAATAGTGCGTGGCCCGGCCTTTATGAGATTGAGTTGGTTGGACTTAATATCTCAATTAGAAAGAACTGGGGCAACTATGGTCAATAGTAGAGATACGCTTGCTGTATGTTCTGATAAGTATAGAGCTGCTATTAGACTTGAAAGGGATGGCTTAACACAACCTAAAACTGCATTAATACCAAATGAAAGTGGTGTTAAACTAGCTGTAGAAAATTTAGATGTAGATTTTCCAGTAGTTCTGAAAACATTGGAAGGATCGAAAGGTGTAGGTGTTGTATTCATAGAGTCTGCAAGGTCTCTAGATGCTATTGTACAATTACTTTTCAAACAAGATCCAGAGGCTGATTTATTACTTCAACAGTATATAAAAACAAATTTTGATGTAAGAGTTATAGTTTTAAATGATACTGTTATGGCTGCTATGTCAAGAGAAGTTTTAGAAGGAGATTTTAGAAGTAATTTTTCACAAGGTGCTAAAGTAAAAGAGTATAAATTAACTGCATTAGAAATTGAGCAAAGTTTATTAGCAGCAAAGGCTGTAAGTGGAGTTTGGACTGCTGTTGATTTTATACCCAGTCAAAAACCAAAAAAAGAACCTCCTTATATTTTAGAAGTTAATCATTCACCAGGTACAGAAGGTATAGAAACAGCAACTGGTAGAAATATAATTAAAGAACTTTTAGATTATTTTCAGAATCCTAAGAATAGACATCCTGTAGCATTAGAAGTGGGTAGATTTGAAAGACTTGAAATTTTGGGCGTAGGTAAGATTGTAGCTAATTTTGATACTGGCAATAGTGCTCGGGCTATAATGCACTGTGATGAATGGGAAGTAAAGGATAAAAAGGTTATATGGAAAAATAATGATAAAACCTTTAAACATGATTTAGTTAAGATGCGAACTTATGAACAGGGAAAATGGTCATGGTCATCTAAAACTCCTATAGAACGCCCCTCAATACATTTAGATATAGATTTTAATGGACGAGTATATAAGGATGTACAATTTATAGTAGATGATAGAAGTCATAAGGTAACTAAATGTTTAATGAATCAAACTTTTATGCGAAGGGCTAATGTTATGGTTAACCCAGCCAAAACTTTTGTAGTTTCGACTAAACATGGTGTAGAGCCAGATGGAACTTTTAAGAAGGGAGCCTTTGACTTATTTTAATTTTTATGTTATAATAGATGCATGAGTGATTTTTATATTAATGTATTGCAACGAGCTGATAAGCTCCTTGTCCGTGAATTTAAAGATGGTAAGCGAATAAAACATAAGGTCAAATATCAACCGACCTTTTATGTTCCTGTGCAAAAAGAAACAGAGTTTAAGACTCTCACAGGTCATTATGTGGCTCCGTATAAGTGTGAATCTATTTACGAAGCTAAATCTTTTTTAGAAAAATACGACGAACAACCAAATTTGGTTTTCGGCATGGAGCGTTTTCCATACACATGGATTGCTGAGAATTATGATGGTGTAGTTGATTGGGATATGAATAAACTTTTTATTCTTACCCTAGATATTGAGGTTCGTTGTGATAATGGATTTCCTGATCCTGAATTAGCCGAAGAGGAGATGCTTTGTATCACGGTTAAGAATCATGCCAATGGTGAGATTCTTGTTTGGGGTCTGGAAGATTATTCTAATGATCGTAAAGATGTAAATTATTTTCATTGTCGTGATGAGAAACATCTATTAGAAAAATTCCTTGAGTTCTGGGACTATATTGGTCCAGATGTCATTACAGGTTGGAATGTTAAGTTCTTTGATATTCCATATCTCTGCAATCGAATTACAAAAATTTTAGACGAAGAAGAAATCAAAAGACTGTCACCTTGGGGTGTTGTACATCCAAGAATGGCGCATATGGTAAATCGTCAGATGCTTATGTTCGATATTTTAGGAGTTTCTATACTTGATTATATGGACTTGTATAAAAAATATACTTACACCAATCAGGAGTCTTATGCTTTAAATCATATTGCATATGTAGAGTTGGGTGAAACTAAACACGAAAACCCACATGAAACATTCCGAGATTGGTATACAAACGATTATCAATCGTTCGTAGATTACAATATACAGGACGTTGAATTGGTAGATCGTCTTGAAGATAAGATGAAACTTATTGAGTTACATCTAACAATGGCGTATGAAGCCAAGATTAATCCAAACGATGTTTTTTCACAGGTTCGTATGTGGGATGTTATTATGTATAATTTTTTAAGAGAGAAAAATTTTATAGTACCTATGAAAAAACCATCTAGAAAGGATGCAAAGTATGAAGGTGCATATGTAAAAGATCCTCAGACTGGCTTACATAATTGGGTGATGTCATTTGACTTGAACAGTTTGTATCCACATCTGATTATGCAGTATAATATTTCACCAGAGACAATGGCAAAAGAAGGTAATGGTCAGGTTAATGTTGAAAAGATGTTAAAGAAAGAAGTTGATATACCTGATGATGGATATACAGTGACCCCGAACGGAGCCAGATTTCGTACAAACCAACAAGGGTTTCTTCCTGCATTGATGGAGAAGTTTTATAGTGATCGGGTAAAGTTTAAAAAATGGACTTTAGAAGCTAAACAGAGATATGAAGATACTAAAGATCCAAAATATAAAAATGAAGTTTCAAAATACAATAACATTCAAATGGCAAGAAAGATTGCATTGAATAGTGCTTATGGTGCAGTAGGCAATCAGTATTTTAGATATTATGATGAGAAGATGGCGACTGCTATAACTACATCAGGTCAGTTAAGTATTCGATGGATTGAGAATAAGGTTAACGAATATCTTAATAAAATTTTATCGACAACTGATGTTGATTATATTATTGCATCTGATACAGATTCGATTTATGTTACGTTTGATGAGTTGGTTTCAAAAGTTAATCCAAAAAACCCTGTAGACTTTTTAGATAAAGTTGCAAAGGAAAAATTAGAACCTTATATTACAAAATGTTTTGAGGAGTTGGCTGAGTATGTAAATGCATATCAACAGAAGATGGACATGGCTAGAGAAGTCATTGCTGACAAGGGTATCTGGACTGCGAAGAAACGATACATCTTGAACGTCCATGACAGTGAAGGTGTGAGATATGCTGAACCACAACTAAAGATAATGGGTATCGAGGCAGTGAAGTCCTCAACACCAGAGCCTTGTCGTGATATGATTAAAACTGCATTGAAAGTAATTATTAATGAAGATGAGATAACATTAAATACATTCATTCAAGATTTTCGTAAAGAGTTTATGGTCATGCCAGCTGAACGTATTGCATATCCAAGATCATGTAACGGTTTAAAGAAGTGGGGAGATAGTTCATCAATCTTTAAGAAAAGTTGTCCGATGCATATCAAAGGTGCATTGATATATAATTTCTTATTGAAAAAGAATAAGCTATCACACAAGTATCCTTTTATACAAGAGGGTGACAAGATAAAATTTATAGAACTTCGGACTCCGAATATTATGCAGGCTAATGTCATTTCATTTATGACAAAACTTCCAAAGGAATTTGACTTGCAAGAAACGATAAACTATGATATAATGTTTGATAAGAGTTTCGTTGAACCTTTAACTTTTATTCTTGAGCAGATTAATTGGCAAGTTGATAGAAGTTATGGAACGCAAAGGACGTTAGAGGCGTTGTTTGGATGATATATTTTTCAGATTTTGAAATATTAGAAAGTTGGAAGAATACAAAAAATAAGACTGGAGTTTATATTCACAGTCCATTTTGTAAGTGCCAATGTGAATACTGTACCTTTAAGGGCACAATATATAATAAGCAAGCATACAAACGATACTATTCAGATTACTTACCAAAATTATTAGAATTCTATAAACCAGTATTAAGTTCAGATATTATACACTGTTACTTTTTTGGTGGGGGCACTCCATCTTTAATGTCTCCTGAAACAATGAGAGACATATTTGATTGTATACCAAATTTTAAAGAAATTCCTCGTAAGGTGATGGAATTTCATATGTGTGATTGGACTAGAGAACAGTTAGATACTTTAAAAGAATATAATTTTAATACTGTAATAGCGTGTGTTCAAACTTTTGATAATGAAATGTTAAGAAAAGAAAGACGACGGAGACCAAAAAGCCCAGAAGTAATTTTTGAGTTTATAGAGTATGCTAATTCTGTAGGGTTACATACAATGTCTGACGTTATCTTTTTTGGTGATTTAGATAGGCTTGCTTCTGATATGCAAACTCTTGCCGATCATAACATTACAGAAATTAGTGTGCAAACTATTTTTGATGAGAAGGGAGCATTTGATGTTGCTGTTACACAAGTTATTAATGAGTTTTTGGAAAATAATTTAGAATATATTAAATGTCCTAGAAACCGTAATAATCCATTCAATGATTTTTGTGATGATGATGGTAATAAAATATTTAAAGAAAGCAAGATATATAAAAAGAATGTAGATTGGTATGAAATGTATAGTGGTGATCTTGGATTTCTAGATGGATTATATACTGACAGAGGTTCAGTCTTTTCAACAGATTTTAATACTTTAGGTATAGGCTCATATAATAATTGGAAACATACCTTTTCTAAAATTGAAGATAGATTGGAATATATTGAAGTGGGTGATACTTATACCCCTACGTGGTATTTAACATATAACAAAAAAAATTATCCTACTAAAAAATTAGTAGCAGAGTTTTATAAAAAACTAGAAGATAATATAGGTGAACCACCTGATGGAATTACTTTTAGTTTTAAAACAGCAGTAAAACAGCATAAGGAAGATACTGTAAATAAATCGGTTGCTAGAGAGTTGGTGGAACCATCTGTTAGTTGGGAAGAAGATTCTATAATAGTATCAGATTATATAAGTAAGTTGAAAAATTTATATCCAGGTTGGAATTGGCAATGAACCAAGAACTATATGATTATTTGAAAGAGCATGACTTCTACCTAAACAAGGGAGAGTTTCGTTATTGCACAGAGAAGTATGGTAAGGAAGTTTTTCGTGAAACTATTGGCCACTATGTCGCCGAAGAGCGGCCGCCGTTTCCTTTTCGTGAAATACCGTACAGTGATATGGTAGATAACTTTCGTAAACTTCAAAAGGTAGATTACACAAATTTTATTACACCAATAGAGCAGATAGAAAATGAAGTAGTAGAGAAGTACGATGACTACAAATATGAGTTTCGGACTTGCGGACAGGGCATTATAGACGGTCCTACGGCATATAATCTGTGTTCTGACTATTTTATGAATCATTTACGTTTACGGTGTGGTTCGTATGGTTACATGGCACCTGCACAGGTTTGGGAAGAAGGAACTGCAAAGAAGATATGGTCATCTATAGGTGGGCTATGGAGAGGGGTAAACAGTACGGCAGATTTGAGTCCAAAGAGTGTAATGGAAGTATTACGTCTTGGAACATATATTGCAACTCAGTTTAAACCTATTGTTGCAAAGGTCATTTATAATATGACAGATGCTAAGACTGTACTTGATACGTCTATGGGTTGGGGTGATAGACTAACAGGATTTTTTGCATCAAATGCTACACACTATATTGGGTGTGATCCAAACCCAAATACATTTAAGATATATTCTGAAATGATAAAAGAATATAGTAAGATGGCACCAGGTAAGACTACAGAGATATACCGATGTGGCGCTGAAGATTTGCCATGGGACAAGATAAAGAATATTGATTGTGCATTTACTAGTCCGCCATATTTTTCTACAGAACGATATAATGAAGGCGGACAGTTTGAAGAAGATCAATCTTGGGCAAAGTTTAATGAATATGAAAAATGGCGTGATGAATTTTACTTACCAGTTGCACTAAATAGTTTTAACGCTTTAAGTGATAATGGATTTTTATTGACCAACATTATGGATCCAAAAATTAAGGGGACTAGGTATCATTCATGTGATGAATTGGTAGATAGCCTCCAGCCTGATTTTCTAGGACAAATTGGAATGAGAATCATGCAACGACCTCAAGGGAAGAACAAATTTAAAACAAAAGAGGAGTTGGTGGAGTTTATGAACAAACTCTACATAGAAAATGTATGGTGTTTTGGAAAAAACAAAATATTTGATTTCTGGCGTCATACTAGACGGGCAACTTTGGAAGGTCTGTTCCAGTAGGAGGCACAACAATGATAAAGGCTTTTTATAAAAGTAAGAAGTGGGCCTTATGGGCTTATGGAGGAGGCGCCGCATTGATTGCCTCACTATGGATACAAGTACAGATTACTGTAGCCATAAACACATGGTATGGTGGGTTCTATAATCTACTCCAAACTTCCGCAGAGTATAAAGATAAACAGGTAGAAGGCATTGCACTGTTCTATGAAAAGTTAGTTAGTATATCTTACATTACAAATGGGTTTGAAGGTGAACCATCGTTTGCTGTACTGGCATTCCCTTATGTAATATTGGCTGTACTAACAGGTTGGTTCACCAGAATCTATGGACTGAGATGGCGTGAGGCGATTACGTTTGATTATATTCCAAGATGGAGAACAGTAAAGGAAGAGATAGAAGGTGCATCTCAACGTATACAGGAAGATTGTAATAGGTTTGCTAGAATTGTTGAGTCGTTAGGCTTACAAGTAGTAAGAGCTGTGATGACATTGGTGGCATTTATTCCGGTACTATGGGGATTGAGTGAGCACGTTACAATACCATTCTTTAGTCAGATTCCAGGTTCATTAGTATGGGTAACACTTGCTGTGTCTATGGGTGGTTTAGTAATCTCATGGTTTGTTGGTTGGAAACTACCAGGATTAGAATACAACAATCAGAAGGTAGAGGCAGCATTTAGAAAAGATTTAGTATTAGGTGAAGATGATAAGGTCCAATATGCTCAGCCTGATACAATATGGAGTTTGTTTACTGGTATAAAATTCAACTATCATAGACTGTATTTACACTATGGTTACTTTGATACATGGATGATTACCTATGACCAGTTTATGGTTATTGTTCCGTATCTTATTATGGGACCGAGTCTATTTACTGGTGCAATAATGTTAGGTATATTAGTACAGGTATCTAATGCGTTCAGTAGAGTACATGGTGGGTTCGCCTTGTTCTTACATAACTGGACAACAATTACAGAGCTGAGAAGTATTTGGAAACGTCTACATGAATTTGAAAAGAATTTAGATAGGTATGAAGTTAAATAATGTTAGTGGCTGTATATGAAAATAAGAGATACCAAACTGTTTATATACCTTATGAGAAAAAGGAAGAGTTAGAAAAGTTGTTTGCAGAAGAAGGTATTAAATGGTACACAATGGGTTGGAGTGAAGGAGAAAAAGAAAATGTCGAACTTCTTGAAGAATGTAATTAAGGAGACAGGAAATGAATATGGTACGATTGTTAGTGATGGCCTTTCTACCGCTGATGTTAGTGGGTATGTGGATACTGGCTCTTATATTTTTAATGCCCTTGTATCTGGTAGTCTGTACGGCGGGATACCTAAAAACAAAATTACAGCGATTGCGGGAGAGTCTGCGACTGGCAAGACGTTCTTTGTTCTAGGTGTTTGTAAGGCGTTTTTAGAAGATAACCCTGATGGTAGTGTGGTGTTTTTTGAAAGTGAATCAGCTATCACCAAAAATATGATTGAGGAACGTGGTATAGATTCTTCTCGTATGGTGATACTACCTGTGACTACAGTGCAAGAGTTTCGACATCAATCTTTAGCAGTGCTTGGTGCATATGAAGATGATGAAGAACAGAAACCATTATTGATGTGTCTTGACAGCCTTGGTATGTTATCTACAACGAAAGAGATAGAAGATACAGAAGCTGGTAAAGAAACCAGAGATATGACACGGTCACAGATTGTTAAAGCTACATTTCGTGTACTGACATTGAAACTTGGTAAACTTGGTGTGCCATTGATTCTAACGAATCATACCTATGATGTGATTGGTTCAATGTTCCCACAGAAAGAGATGGGTGGTGGTTCTGGTTTGAAGTATGCTGCATCACAGATTATCTATCTGTCAAAGAAGAAAGAAAAGGTTGGAACAGAAATTGTTGGTAATATAATTCATTGCAAAACATATAAGTCTAGATTGACCAAAGAGAATCAGATGGTAGATGTCAGATTATCTTATACAAAAGGTTTAGATAGATACTATGGATTACTTGACTTGGCCGAGAAATATGATATAATAAGTAAAGTATCTACCAGGTATGAATTGCCTGATGGATCAAAGATATTTGGTAAACAGATTAATGAAAATCCAGAAAAATATTTTACGGAAGAAATTATGTCAAAGTTAGAAGATGCAGCGCATAAAGAGTTTAGTTATGGTTGAGCGCAATGAGAAGCTACGTTACTACGCAGCTGCGTTAAAGTACGATACAGTAGAACATAGGAAGAGTGGCGAAGCTGCCTTTAGAATTAGAGAAGGTAAGTTTAAAGGTATAATCTATAATTATGTGGATATTAAATTTCCTATATATGATGATGATGGTGGGATGATTGATCCAGAGTTAGCAGCAGAGTTGCCTTTGAGATTTAATTTTGATATTTTATCAAATCCAACAGATTATACAATGGAACAATTGGAAAAAGATGATGAGTTTGGTACTATATTGGGAGATATCTTACTAACTGAATTAAAAGAAGCCTTAGACCGAGATGCACTGAAATTTAATTATGAGAATAGAAACAACAATACTGAGCAATCTACTTTACAATGAAGAATACACTAGAAAGGTAATACCATTTATACGTCAAGAATATTTTTCCGATCATACAGAACGGACTATATTCAAAACGATTAATGATTATGTAGAAAAATATAATAACAGTCCTACAATAGAATCACTTAATATTGATATTCAGAAAGCTGTTTTAAATGAAGATCAACATAAAACGATTCAAGGATATCTTTCTGAACTTTCTCCATCAGAATCAGATTTTCAATGGTTAGTCGATCAAACTGAAAACTGGTGTAAAGACCGAGCCATATATAATGCCATATTTTCTGGCATACAAATTATAGACGGCAAAGATAAGAAACAGACTCCAGAAGCTATCCCAGAAATTTTGTCCGATGCACTTGCAGTATCTTTTGATACTAATGTCGGACATGACTATATCGAACAATCTGATGAACGGTTTGATTTTTATCATACTGTAGAAGAAAAGATTCCGTTTGATCTAGAATTTTTTAACAAAATAACTAAAGGCGGTATGCCGAACAAAACTTTGAATATTGTTTTGGCAGGTACAGGTGTGGGTAAATCTTTAGTTATGTGCCATATTGCTGCATCCACATTAATGCAAAATCTCAATGTATTGTATATAACATTAGAGATGGCTGAACAGAAAATTGCCGAACGTATAGATGCAAACCTTATGAACATTTCCTTGGATGATTTACACGATTTACCAAAGAGAATGTTTACTGATAAGATTGGACGCATTAAGAAAAAGACCAGAGGGCAGTTGATAGTCAAAGAGTATCCTACTGCATCAGCACATTGTGGTCATTTTCGTGCATTGTTAAATGAGTTGGCTCTAAAGAAATCTTTTAGACCAGATATTGTATTCGTAGATTATCTAAATATTTGTTCGTCTAGTAGATTTAAAATGGGTAACAGTATTAACTCATATTCATATATCAAATCTATTGCAGAAGAAATGAGGGGCCTTGCAGTAGAATTTAATATACCAATCATGTCTGCAACACAAACAACAAGAAGTGGGTTTGTATCAACAGATGTAGGTCTGGAAGATACATCCGAATCTTTTGGATTACCTGCAACAGCAGATTTGATGTTTGCAATTATATCTACAGAAGAATTAGAAAAATTAAATCAGATATTAGTAAAACAATTAAAAAATCGTTATAATGATCCAACTATCAATAAACGATTTATTATAGGTGTAGACCGAGCTAAAATGAAATTATATGACGTTTCACAGACAGCTCAAGACGATTTAGTAGATACCGGGCAGGAAGCAGAGACAGTATTCGATAAATTTAAAGATTTCAAAATGTAGAATATATAAATATAAGAAAACTTTGTGGAGTACACATGAAATCTTATCAACAATTTCTTCTTTCTGAAGGAAAAATAGACGCTACGAAATTTGAAGGCGACCTATTAGCAGCTATGGGAGCATCTAGTCCCGGTAGTACAAATGCAAAATGGCCCGCTCATAAAAATTCTAAAGTTCCAGCAGTTGTATTAGCCCGAGGCATAGTAAAAAAGATGCAGAAGGATGGAGTTTCTTTAGGAGACCCAGGTAGAACTTCAGGCGGTTCTTCAAAATCAGATTTAACAGATTTATACCTTAATATGGGAGCTAAGTCAGGTGAACCAAAAACAGATGTACAATTTGGTGGTATGAACTTATCGGTTAAACAGGCTGGCGGAGCTCAAATTATGGCAGCTCAAGGTCCAGAAGCAGCTGCTATTATACAAGCTTCAGTAAAACATATTCCAGGAGTAAGTGCCGAAGCTGCAAAATTAGCAACGGCCGCAGGTGAAATGGTGAAACACGTTTTAGCCTCACCTGGGTTTTATGATTTTAGAGGTGGAGCTGTACGACCATTAGAATTAAGAGCCAAAAAGAAACATGGAGTGGATAAGGTTTCTGAATTGCCAGATGAAGAAAGAGCTAAAATACAGGCAATGTCAAAGAAAGTTGGTGCTGCAGATAAATCTTTAAGTAGAATGTTAGGAATCGGAAGTGAACCAGCATCTAAAAAGGATATAGAAGAATTTGCAGGACTCGCTGTGCAACTTGGTATAGCCGATAAAATAGCCAAAGGTATTCCTGGTTTTCTAGGAGCCGAATCTACTAAACGAGGAATATTCACAGAAGCAGCAACAGGCAAATATAAATTTAAACCTAAATCGTCTATTGCAGATCATATGTTTGCATGGGGAACAGATTTAGAAAATCCGGCATATGGTTTAGAAACTGCTGACCACTTTATAAATGAAGTTCTTTCTGGAGGAGTAAAATACCAATATAATGTCAGAGATCGAGGCGGAGTTAGTTCAGCTAAGGGAAATGCCATGATAGATGCAGGTGCAACCGATAAGATGATAAATGCCAAGGCTCGTGGTGGTTCTATTAGATTTTCTATAGGTAAAATTGCATTGAAAGGATGGCAAAAATTAATAGAAGATGAGAGTTGTATGGTAGATTTGGATGATGGGGAGAGACAATTTATAACAGAAATGACAGATGAATTAGGTGAGATTCATAGAACTTATTTGACAGAAAATATTGAGCAAGTTGAAATGTTTTTGATTCAAGAAGGTTTTTTTGATAGATTAACGGATTTGAAAAAGGCAGCAAAATCTAAAATAGCTGATTATGCAAACAAGGTTAGAGATGCTGTTACTTTTGTAGTAGACAAATTGAAAGAGTGGATTAAATTTGTTGGAGAATGGACTATGAAATTAGCTAAAAATCCTGGTGCGTTTATGACAGTGTTTCAGTTAGATCCACAAATAAGATTCGACTATAACTTTATATCTGCATAACTGTAAGAATTTAGGAAAATAAAATGTATAGATCAGAAAGAAATACAATCAGACAAGTATTAGGTGAAGCTAAAGGATATGGTGTAGGTGTAATATACTGGGATGATCCACAGTTTGATCCAGAGAATCCTACAGTAGCAATTCGTGGCTATGGTACAATGTCTATTGATTTTCTACAAGAAAACATTGCTAATGAGTTGGCAGAATTATCAAAGAAAACAAAGACTGGTGGATTAGATATTGTAGCAAATCATTTTTTACTTGATGAGAAAAGTGCGTTCATGTATAAAGTAAAAGCCTATATGGACGTGAAACAAGAATTAAGTTCGTCTAAAGTAAAACGTAAACTTACCATGATGAAAAAGAAATAAGCCGATACATATTAATGCTAAAACTAGAAGAAGATAATGAAAACATTTAAACAATATTTAAGTGAAGAAGGGCCAGTTGGTGATGGTGATTGCTTTCATGTTGCTGGTAGGGCAATGATAGATATGACTGATGAGCAAGAGGTGTATGGTATGAAATTAGTTCATGCTTTTGTTTATGGAC